ACAAAGACCAAGTGGGTGAGAGAGAGATATATGTCATGAACGGGTACATGAGAATAGGCACCTTTTTCTGTGAGGAGCTAGCTAGGGCATACTCAAGGAATGACTCTGTGAACTTGCAAAACACTGACATGAAAGAGTACTTTATGGAAGAAGCAATGAAGGAGGCGCACCATGCATCGTTGGATGAGGAAGGAAGAACATGGGAGCTTTACGACAACGCTGACTCCAAGAGGTGGGGACCCAACATGATGATGTCCGTCTTGGCAGCCCACTTCGTGTGTCTCAACCCTCCTGAGGACTATGACATCTCTGCCTTGGGGTTGTTCACTTTCTCAAACATGTCAAAGAAGAGAATCAAAATGCCTGAATCATTGATATCCTTTGCCAAAAACCATCCCAGAAGCTCACACAGAGGAGTAGTGGGTAAGTTCATGACGAAGCACAGGCATCTGCTAGTGAGTTCCAGCCCCTATGTGGTAGAGAAAGAAGGTATGGGTCAGGGACTCTTTCAAGAATTGTCTTCTGAACTGCATGCCGTTAGGTTAGAGTTTCTGGCTGATCTAAACAAAACCTTTTTCGGAGGGGATCTCCTTTACGTAAGGTATTTTGCAACCTCTGACGACAGCCAAGGCACTCTGGTTCTGAAAGTGGGGGACAATGAGATTCCTAGAACAAGTCCAGTGGTCAAACAGCTTCTCAGCATGGCAAAGGTGTCTGGATGCTGGTTCTCTATCTTGAGGAATCTGGAGAAGAGTGGGTGGTCTTCAATCTATGCTGAATTCAACAGCAGATTCTATTACAAAAGGAGTCCGGCAATGGCAACAGCAAAGTACTTGGCTGCAAAAGTGGACGGCGGAGTGGGATCAGACATCTTTTCTGACCTGTGCACGGCCTTGGAGTCCTCAGGGGACTATGCAGCCTTTGGCGGATCTTATCTGGGTTCGCATTCCTTGCTGGTGGCCAACTACACAATGACTCTGGAGCAGTGGGGCTTGACGAGGAAGGGACTGTCTGAAACAGAGGGAGTGACAAGCCATATCGGCTTCTTGAAGTTCATAGATCCAGTTATCTGCCAGACACACGGTCCAGTTGCCAACATAGTTCTCTCAGACATTTACCAAATGGGGCCCAACTCCATTAAAAACTTGAAAAATTCTGAGTTGAAAGAAATCTGTAAGTCATTGACTCAGGAAATGGCTGAGGTTTACACAAAATTGGAGAGCCCGTTAGTCAGAGGGGAAGACGATGACATAGACTTCTGGGAATCCGAAAGCTCAGGCTTTTACTCAGGCTTCGTGGGGCTCTCCAGGACTCCCAAGTTCTT